GAGATGACTAGCAATGGCAAGTCTCATTGCCTTACTGCAAGATACAATGGTGCAGTATGGTGGAATAGTATTGAACGTAAGCAACGTACTATGGTACTCAAGGATAACCCTACCATGTCTAAAGATGGCTTGTTACAAGTAGGTATTGCAGACCTCAAAGGACATGATGCAATCAAGAGAGTATATTCAAGAAAAGGTAAAGCACCTACACTTACTACAATGCAAGGTGGACATAGAGAACCAAAGGTTGCCACTAGCAAGGACATGTGGCGAAAGCTTACACCACTTGAGTGTGAGAGATTGCAAACACTAGATGACAACTATACTAATCATGTATCCAACTCACAAAGATACAAGATGATTGGTAATGGGTGGACAGTTGATGTGATTGCACACATATTAAAAGGTATCCACTTAGATGGATGGAATGAAATGTATAACAATAACAATAAAGAAAGGGTTGATTATGATTGCAATGATTAAAGTAAAAGAGTATATTGAACATGAAGATGGTTCAGCAACTATAGTGTTTGACTGTGACCACAAAGTAAGAGAAGTATTAATTAATCAAGGCTTACTATCCCTTATTGAGAAAGCCATTGATAAGGACAATGAAGAGTATAACAATAACAACAAGGAGAGAGTATAATGAACATAGATAATTACTATAAACAACTTGAGGGATTCAAGGTAAAGAAATATTTAGGTGAAAGTAGAGATGGTTTTCCACAGTTTCATCTCACTAAGCCTAGATATAAAGATGTACTTGTTGAAGTGAGTGCAGATGGAGAGGGTAACTTTGGTGGTGTATTATTTTTAAGTGAAATGGAGAATGTATAATGACTAAGAAAAAAAGTGAATCTGAATTAATTGAAATAGCTAGACAAAAAGGTATTCAAGGCATGAGTGAGGAACAAATGAAAGCAGTTAAAGAAACTGAAAGGCATGTAAGTTCAGCACTACAGATGTTGTTTGAGTGTCAAGACTTATATTTATCTGACATAAGAAACTTAGAGCAGAGCATGTGGGATTTAAGACGTGCCTTTGACTTAGATAGAAGGGATTGGTAATGAATAGATACTATGTAGAAATGGAACATCCAAGAGGTAAAGAAGACTATGGAACTTTTTATATCTATATAAAGGCTTATGATTCCCAACAAATCATAGATATGATTGATGGAGTTATAGTACATATAGAACAAACATTTGAATAGGAGAAAAAAATGTGGCATAGAATATCAGATTTTTTAAATATAGATTATCATAAGAAGTATGGTGAAGGTACAAAGTTTGACCTTGACTATGGAAAGTTATTAATAATTGCACTATGCATTTACATTGCATTCAAGGTGTAGTATAATGGGCAATGAAGATATAAAATATTTATTGCTAAGTATATTTGCAATGATATATGTTTTTGCATTCACAAGTTTATACTAAGGAAGGAACTCAATGGAAAATCTAGAACCCTCTAAACCTAACAGGAAAAAGTTTGATATGGACTTGAAGTATGGTAAGGTAAGGGAAAAACTTGTGGCAGATATGTTGCAAGATAAAAAGATTGAAGTCAAATCTGAGAGAGACATATGGCAAAAGACAGGTAACATTGCTATAGAGTATCAGTCATATGGAAAGCCAAGTGGTATCCAAACAACTGAAGCAGATTATTGGTTTCATAATCTATGTATAGGCAAGGAAGTGTTCTGTACATTAGTCTTTGATATCAATAGCTTACGTAAAATTATTGATAACTTAGATTATAAAAAGAGTGTGTCAGGTGGTGACCATAATGCAAGTAGAATGTATCTACTAAACTTGCAGAAATTATTTTCATCTGATGTAATTAAAACTTTTAGGGAGATTGACAATGTATAGGAAACTGTGGTATGATTCGTAAAGTTTCACAGAGTAAAAGAACAAGACTACTAAACAGATGGGAAGTTACTGTCATTGAGATAATTAAGAACACCTATGTTGTAAGTGCTAATGATGAGTGGGAAGCTATTGACAAGATGGAGTTGATGGATAATCCTACCTTCAATGACAAGTTAGAATCTTATGTTGATGTAGTAAAGAAAATTAATTATTCATAGGTGTATTATGCAAGAAAGGTATTATGATTACATGGTAAGAAAACTAATGGAGAGTAATGACACAGGAGAAGGTATGACTGTACCTTCCTTAGAGGACATGGTAAACAGTCCACCTCACTACAACAAAGCAGGCATTGAAACTATAGATGCCATTGAAGCAATGACTGATGGTGGCTTTGACTATTATCTTCAAGGTAACATTATGAAATATCTATGGAGATATAGATATAAGAATGGTGTTGAAGACTTAAAGAAAGCTCAATGGTATCTAAACAAACTTATAAAGAACAGAGAAGACTATGAAAAATCTTTGGGATAATGACAAGAAAAAACTCTACAAAGAAATCTATGAGGAGTTAATCCAAGAAGGATACACTCACCATGAAGCAAAGAAGTATGCTAGAGAAGAAGTCGCAGACAAGATTGAAAGTGATACTGACTTTATAAATGAAATAATAAAACAGGAGTATGGAGAAGATGACTAACGAATATGGATATGATAACTACCATGGTTTTGTAGATGGTAAACAAGTTGAGTGTGTAATATCTTATGATAAGAATAAGGACTTATATGAATGTATAGTTGCTTATAATAATAAGATAGATAATAAGTATTATTCAGTAAAGAAGAGTGCCATAGAAACTATTGCAAAGATACTAACACAATGGAAGGAATAATATGAGTGAATCAAAAGTAATTAAGAAGGGTAGCTGTAGCAGGTGTGGTTCATCTGATGCAAATGTATTATATGAAGGTGGAACTAAGTTCTGCTTTTCATGTAGAACTTATTCAAAGGGAGATGAAGATATGGAACAACCACAAAAGCCTATCTCTATAAATAGTAATCATCAGAATTTTAGTAGTGGAGTTATAGATGGTATACCTGACAGAGCAATTAAGAAAGAGACTACACAATTTTATAATGTCCAAGTACTACACGATAGAAATCACAATGTGGTTAAGCATATATATCCTTATTACGATATTAATAATAGTCACATAGGTAATAAGATAAGACTTGTAGAGAACAAAGGTTTCTCTTCAGAAGGTAACCTACCTAGAGCAGTTATGTTTGGACAACAGAAGTTTCCTCATGGTGGTAAGTATCTTACTATATGTGAGGGTGAGATTGATGCAATGTCTGCCTATGAATTGCAAGGTTCTAAGTGGGCAACCATATCAATCAAGAATGGATGTCAGTCTGCACTCAAAGATATCAAGGCAAACTATGACTACATAAATAAGTTTGAGAAAGTTGTATTATGTTTTGATAATGATGAGCATGGCAGAAATGCAGCCACAAAAGTTGCTCAAGTATTTGAACCTAACAAGTGTCTTATCATGGACATGAGATACAAGGATGCTAATGAGTATCTTATGAAGGGTAAGAAGCAGGAGTTTACTCAAGACTTTTGGAATGCAAAACCTTACACTCCTGCAGGTATACATAACCTTGCAGATATTACATCAAGAATCTATGAAGAAGATGACACAGAGACTTGTTTGTATCCTTATGATGGGCTGAATGAGAAGCTGTATGGTATACGTACAGGTGAACTTGTTACCTTTACTGCAGGTACAGGAGCAGGTAAGTCTTCTCTTATGAGAGAACTTATGCACCACCTACTAACTAATACAGAACATAATATTGGTGTCTTCTCTCTTGAAGAAAACATAACAAGAACTATGTTACATATCATGTCAGTAGAAGCAAGTGACAGATTATATATCAAGGAAGTACAGAAGAACTATACCATTGAACAGATGAAAGAGTTTGAGAGAAAGACTATTGGCACAAGAAGGTTCTATGGCTTTGACCACTTTGGTTCTATTACTACTGATGAGATACTTAACAGAGTAAGATACATGGTCAAGGCACTAGACTGTAAGTACATACTCATTGACCACCTATCCATACTTGTTTCAGGTATTGAGGGTGAAGATGAGAGAAGAAACATTGACCAACTTATGACCAAGCTACGTTCCCTTGTTGAAGAAACTAGATGTGCAATGCTTCTAGTATCTCACTTGAGAAGAGCATCAGGTGATAAAGGTCAAGAGCAGGGTAAGGAAATATCCTTATCAATGCTTAGAGGTTCACACTCTATTGCACAGATATCAGATGCAGTCATTGCACTAGAGAGAGACCAACAAGCAGAAGACCCTGTCATGGCGAATACAACTACTGTCAGGGTTCTAAAGAATAGATATGCAGGTGAGACAGGTATCTCTGCCTACCTGTTATATGACAAGGACACAGGTCGATTGAAAGAGATTGCCAATCCACTTGAGTCTAACAATCAATCAGATGTAGAGGACTTTTTATGAGAAAATTTGTAGTAGATATTGAAACTGATGACATCAAGGCAAAGGTCATTCATTGTATTGTTGCCAAGGACATTGACAATGGTGACGTATTGACATGGCATGGAGATACACTGAAAGACTTTGCCAAGTGGAGTGAATCTGTTGATATATTTATTATGCATAATGGGATATCATTTGATGCTCCCATACTCAACAAGCTGACAGGTAGCAAGATAAAACTTGCACAGGTCAGAGACACACTTATCCTTTCACAATTATCTGACCCTATGCTAGAAGGTGGACACTCACTCAAGGCATGGGGACAGAGGTTGGGATTTGGTAAGATAGATTACAATGACTTCTCCCACTTCAATGAAGAGATGTTGAAGTATTGTATACAAGATGTTGAGTTGACATATAAATTATATAAAAATTTATTACCCACACTAAAGAAGTATTCAAAGAAGTCTATGCTTCTTGAACATCAAGTCAGAGCCATAGTTAATAAACAGGAAGAGAATGGTTTCAAGCTAGACATTGAACAAGCAGATAAGTTATGTGCAAGACTTGAAGAAGAAGCAGACAATATAGAAAAAGATTTAAAAGAAATATTCCCACCTATCATTACAGAAAGATACTCTGAAAAGACAGGTAATAAATTAAGTGATAGTGTGGAAGAGTTCAACCCTAACTCTAGACAACAAATCTCAAAGAGGTTGATAGAGAAAGGTTGGAAACCTGAGAACCTGACACCAACAGGGCATCCTATTGTTGATGAAGGAACACTAAAAAGAATTAAAGATATTCCTGAAGCACAACAGATTGCTCACTATCTTCTATTGCAGAAGAGGGTCTCTCAGATTAAGTCCTGGATAGACGTAGTCCAGGAAGATGGCAAGGTGCATGGTAGAGTGATGACACTAAAAGCAATTAGTGGAAGAATGGCTCACAACTCCCCAAACATGGCTCAAGTTCCTGCTTCCTATTCTCCCTATGGAAAGGAATGTAGGTCAGTTTGGATACCTACCAATAGTAATTATGTATTACTAGGTTGTGATGCATCTAGCCTAGAACTTCGTTGCCTTGCCCACTACATGGGTGATTCCAAGTTTACAAAGGAAGTTGTTGAAGGTGACATACATACTGCCAACCAAAAGGCTGCAGGTCTGAAGACAAGAGACCAAGCAAAGACTTTTATCTATGCCTTAATCTATGGAG